AAATGGGCTACTCATTGAGTCCTTTTACTTGTAACGAAACAACCTTGCCGTCTGATAAACCCCGAGTGTTTACCCGGTAGTCTCTGCCAACCAAGGTTGAGTCATAAGCTGCCGTAATTGCCAACGTGTCCCCAACATCCGGGAGCGTTGTAAAATCGGCAGCCTTTACCAAAATCTCTACATCATACTCCGGGACAATCCCACCAACTTCCAAACTAGAGTCCTCGGACACTTCCCCGAAATAACCGGTGTAACTGGACCCGCTAAAGGTAAAGGTTACGGACCACTCGGAACGTATTTTTTCAAAGTCTGTTTGAAGTTGGTTTACTAAACTCATTTTAAAGAAAAAGGGGGAGGGGGAACTAAACCCCTCCCCCATGCACTAACGTCTAACAGTTAATCAATTAAAGGTCACCTTTGGTCATTGCGAACGATTCCGCATGGCGGACCGCAATGTCAGTAAACAATGACACAATAAGTCTAATTGTGCCGCTTGCCGCAGATGTGTAAGGGTCTACCAAAACCTCGACACCATCCCAACGCCCAATTATGAGGTCTGAGAAGTTGCCAAAGATAAAGGCAGTTCCGTTTGTTCCGCTTCCAAGGTTGTCCGGTACGTTGTTAGAAACAAACAACGGATAACCAGCAACACGACCGTCCGAGTCCAAAAGGAATTTGGCAGTTGAACTTGCAACCTCGGTAGTAGCCAACTTGGCTCGACCGGCGGCACTTGTCAAAAAGGCCAAATCACCCATAAGGGCATTGTCTTGGTCCACTTGCTTTATCACATTCCAGATTTCGGAATAGTTGATTGTTTGCCCGTCTCCCTCATCGCCAATGCCGCTTGTTGCAATGATGCCGGTTGGCTCATTACTTCCACCACCGTTAATGGCAGCGGCATCCTCGGCAATTGCTAACGCTTTGAGAATGTCATTGCGGAGAATGTTTTCCATGTCCAAGCTGGACTGAATCATTAACTGCTTTGAAACATTAACGTGAACGCTCAAACGTTTTGGAGTCAATGAAACTTGGTCAAAGACCGGAACGGATTCCGTAGGACTTCCCTGCTCTGCAACCCAATAAGCGGAGTTGCTAGTGGTCATGCGTGGGATTGAAACGTTGCCTTGCAGTCCCGAAAGAACCGTTGCCCCGGCTTGTTCCACAACAACCATGTTAGACAAGGCATCAATGAAACTTGCAGAATCAACCGTGTCCTCAATGGTGTTGCCACCATGGCCAAGACCACTACCAGACGAGGCGGCGGTTACATCACGGACTTGCAAATCGTTAGGGATAACCAAGCCTTGTGAGACTCGACCATAACGCTTTTGTGCTTCCTCGCTAACCTCTGCCTCGTAACCGGTAAAGCGTCCTTCCTTAATGTAGTTAGCAACTGCATTGCAAAGGCTAAAACGCTTCTCCTCTTTAGGTGCTAGGATTTCTCCCTTGTCCTGTACAGGCTCGGTTTTAAGTTGGTTATCAAGAATCCAGCGGGAAAATTCGCCCGGGGTCTTGCCGTCTTGGATAGCGTTGTGCGCGTCATCCATGCAGTTATAACGTGCGCCTAGCGCAGTCAACTCCTTGGAACGTTTAAGCTCGGCGTTGCGTGTGTTCTCCGCAATGACCTCAACGTTAGGAGTGTCGTTTTTTACTTCTTCACTCATGTTATTTTTATCTGTTTTAATAGTTTCAGTTTGTTGCGGTTGTTCGATTTGAACACCTCGGCCAACTCCAACCGAGGGGTCCGCTGGTACAGAAACCACGCTTATCTCCAACGGCAGCCAACGCGCCGCCCTCAAGGTGTCCAACCCCTCGGTGGCTTGTTCTCTAACCGTATTAAGGACATAATAACCGATACTCGTTAACCCACGAATTCCGTCTATTATGTCTCTGTAAATTTCTTGTGCCCGTGCTGATTTGCTAAACCGGACAACTGCTCGCCCAACCTTGTCCTCGTCTATTCGGGCAGATTCCACAACCCCAATTTGGTCGTTAGTGTCGTGGTTTAAAAGTAATGGGGCACGACCATTAAGGCGTGAAAGGTCAACGCTATCCGGGGAGTGGTCTAAGACTTCCAAGTAACCATCCCTCTCCACGGGTGTCTCTGAACTAAAAGCCAACTCCACAACGTTGGTTTCCTCTAGTGCGCGGACCTCGGCGTTGATTGCTTCGCGGGTAATCACCGGGGTAACATTTCTGTGCTTATCTTTGTCCTCCTCGTAAGCATTACCCTCCCCGCCCTCGGGGTCTGGTTCCGTGGACTCTGTTACTCCCTCGGGTTCCTGTGGCAATTTCTCCATGGTAATTGTTACCGTGGTTGCGTCCTCCTCGACGTTAACAATGTGGCGTTTGTCCATTTCCTCACTCATCTTGGTCCGAGGTTATTTGTTCCTCTTGCTGTTTCAAATTTTCGCCAAACACTAAACCCTTCTCATCGGCCAAAGTGTTGTCCATGGCTATATTATCAAAAACGTCCTCAACGTCTCCGCCATACTCTGCAATGATGTTACGCCTTGAGTTTAACCCTGCCTCAACTGCTTGAATGTTGGCTTGCAAATCCTTTAGTGGGTCCACCCAACTCCACCGTCTCGGTTTCCATTGCGGTGCATTCATTTTGTCAAACCTCCCAATGTTAAACGGAAAATAGTTTGCCAACATTGCAGACTCTAACCATGCCTCAAAGACCGGACCAATAAACCCGTCTATGAACCATTGTTGGACTTTCTTAAAATGCTCCCGCTGTTCCAACACCCCGGCCCGGATACTTGAGTAATTAACCCCCTCCAAATCCCCGGACACTAATTCGTAACTCACACCAAGACCGGAAGCGATTCCGCGCAAAGTGCTTTTCACAAAGTCCTTGTATGCAGTTGTTGGGTGGGACGGATTCCATTCTTGGAACTTCATTCCGCTAGGCAACTCCTCAATGGTCCCCGGTTCTGCCTCCATTAAAAGGTTGTAATCCGTGTCCTCCTCTCCGGTGTAACCGTCAGAGTTTTCTTTCATCAACCAACCCATTTTGCAGGAACTAACCCGGGCAGCCACAACCTCCGCCTCCTCATAACCGGCTAGTTGTTGCAAGCGAGTCATGGCACTAACCATCCACGGAACCCCTCGGGTCTGGCTTACTCTTTCTTGATTAAAAACGTGGATAATTTCGTTGGCAGGAATGCGTTGCCGCCTCTGGTAACTAGCCGAATAATTGTCCCCCGGGTGGTTGTCTAAAATATGATATGCAACCGGTTTTCCAAATTGGTCAACCTCCACGCCCATCCTTATCCTATTGCCGTTTTTAAGTTTTAAATTATGCTCATTGTCTAAACGGTCCGCCTCTATGAGTTGCAAGGAAAAGCCAAACGGGTTTTTGTAGCCTCTTATTATTCTAATTAAAACGTCTCCGTCACGGATGCAACTACGCAAGGCAAGCCTCTGCAAATCTCGCCAAGTCATTTTGCCGGTGGGTGTGCAATTGGCAGCCTTACCCCAAAGACTCCATGCTTGCTCAATGGCAAAGTTAGCGTAACGGTCCGGGCTATTGGGTTGGTCCATCACTTTCATTTGCAGACCTACACCTTGTGCCCCTAAAACGTTATTTTCCATGCCGTCTAAATAGCGGCGGACATAATCGTTGTTACGTTCCAACTCCCGGCAACGTCCACGCAACCTAACAAGGCTGCCCCTAATTTCCTCGTCTCCGGTAGTCGTTGGGCTTAACCAATCGCTAGTTAATCGGCTAACGTTTGCCCCTTTAAAACTTCTTTGTCCCGGTTGTTTAACGTAACCAAAACGCTTGGCCAATTTATCAATTACTCCCATTTAAAACCTCGCTTTTATGAGTCTGCCCGTGCCCCTGCCGTCTTTGGTTTTTCTTAAACCTTCCTCCGCCTTTAACTTATCCTCGTAGCGTTGCAACAAGTCCGCTAACTCTGTTATTGGGATTTTGTTAATGGAACGTCCGCCAATGTTGTAACTTTCCACATCGCTCCCGGCTCGACCCTCTAAAACACTCCTTATGGTCTCGACCATAACCCGGGCGTGGGTTCTTTGGTCCGTAGTGGCGGAAGTAGCTAAAGCGTTAAGGTTGGCCTTTATGACCAACTTACC